ATCACGATGGGTCCAAATAGTTGGTATGCTCCTATGCTGACGCAGACCAAAATAAAAACCGATCAAGCAGTCATGGACTTCGTAGGAGGGTGGTCTTAGTCCGATGGATCTTAAATATATTGATGCCGTTGTGAAGGAAGCATACTCCCACCATGCTGAAGGGGCGCAACCGGAGGATGACTTCGTTGAGCTTCTTCAGGAGGAGACAGAAGAACTAACCAAAGCCATCGAAAAAATGGAGGAAAACGTGCAGGCAGGCTGTCGTGCCCTTCGTAAATTAGAAACAGTTCGTGAGGCTTTGAAAGAGAAGATTAATTCTTTGCAGAACCAGCAAGAACTTCCTCTCGAAGACAACTAAAACTAACCGACCCGCTCCGGTTCATTTTCCGCCGGAGCGGGTCTTTTTACTATGAAACAATGGAAACATACGCTCTCGATTTTGAAACTTACTACGACCGGTCTTGCAGTATTAGACAACTGGGACCCCTTGGCTATTTTAGTCACCCCGATTTTGACGCCTACATGGTGTCCGTAGTCGGGGATAACGGATATACTTTTGTTGGTCACCCCAAAGATTTTGATTGGGGGATGCTGGAAGGGACTCGTGTTCTCTCCCACAACGCATCGTTTGATGAATCTCTTTATTTATATGGGGTGACCAAAGACTGGTGGCCTGAGGTTAAGGTAGCTGAGTGGCAATGCACGGCGGACATGGTGGCTGCTTGTGGGCTCCCCCGCTCTCTAAAGAACTCTTCAGCAGAGGCTTTTAACTTAGAGATCTCTAAGACTACTCGCGACAACATGTCGGGGAAAAGGTGGGAGAACATGAAGGAGGACTTCAAAAAGGAAGTAAGTGAGTATGCCCTCAAAGATTCGGAGTTGTGTCTTAAACTTTGGCAGAAATATGAAGGGCAATGGTCTGACCGTGAAAGAGAGATTAGCAGAGTAAATCGGCTTATAACGCAAAGAGGCCTGCCGATGAATACTGAACTTCTGGGGCAGCAGCTCGTCACAATAAAGCAGAAGCTATTTGAAGCGGAGAACGCTATACCATGGGCTGGAGAGCGCCCGCTTTTGAGCCGTGCTGCTTTTGATGATGAGTGCCACAAAAATGGAATAGAGCCCCCAGCTTCACTGGCACAAAACGATCTAGACGCTCAGGAGTGGATAAAAAAACACAGCGGCGAGCATCAGTGGGTGGAGGGCGTTAGCAACTGGAGGCGGGTTAATAGCATCAAGAAAAAATTAGAATCGTTTGATGCAGCAACAATGGCCGACGACCGTTACTACGGCGGGCTTATGTATTGGGGTGGGCACACTGGAAGGTTTTCCGGCAGTGGGGGAAACTTAAACCTGCAAAACCTCCCCCGCGACGAAATGTTCGGGGTAAACCTGAGGCATCTCATCCAAGCAAAAGAGGGGCACAAACTAGTCGTCGTGGACTTATCTCAGATCGAAGTTCGCACGTTGTGTTGGTTGGCCCATGATCAGAAAACATTGGAGGTAATCGCCAACACCGAAGACATTTATGAGGCTTTTGCGATTCGTATGGGCCTCTGGGGGGAGTCAAAAGGAATTTTAAAAGACGAAGATCCAAAGCTGCGACATAAAGTTAAGGCGATTGTTCTGGGCTGTGGTTATGGAGCGGGGCCAGTTACTTTCTCCAACATGTATGACATGCCTCTTTCAGAAGCAGAAAGTGCTGTATCTCTCTACAGAGATAGAATGAAGATGATTCCAGAATACTGGAGAAGAATAAACTCTAAGTTGAGCGGCTGTTACAATGCGAACCAACCATTTAGTCAAAGCCTACCTTCGGGAAGGAAGATGAATTATGGAAAGCTAAAGATCGAGCAGAGGTCTAGAGGAGGGGTGCAGCATGTGGCAATGATGAGTCGAAATGGTAAGCGTAGACCTATGAGGCTCTGGGGTGGGGTCGTCGCGGAGAACTTGTCTCAAGCACTAGCTAGAGATATTTTTTCTGACATGATGCTACGCCTAGAGGAGCAAGGCATCAGGATTATATTCCATGTTCACGATGAGTTTGTTATCGAATGCAAAGAGGATGATGCGGAAGATGTGCTGTCGAAAACCATAAGCGTTATGTCAGAGGCTCCTAGCTGGATCGACGACATCCCACTAGCCGCAGAAGGGACCATACTTAGCCACTATCAAAAATAATGAAATACCGTTACCTAAAAAACCTAAGAGACATCAATACACACAAATGCTCTGACCTGAGTAAGATCACCAAAAATAAACCCAGCTTTGCTTCCAAAGCGGCCTACCGTGATTGGTGTGGCGAGACAACAACTGATCATGTTTTCTACTCAGCAGTAGAGGCAAGGACTCCCTCGAAAAGAATCAGCAACGATAACCCTCCAAGGATGATCTATGGAGTGGTTGCTGACTATGACTCTCCTGTCAACTGGGCATCAATCGATGACGATCTGGACATAAAGTTCAGCTCTAATAAACCTACTTGGAGGAGCAAAACTCAATCGGGTTTCCTAAGGCTTGTCTGGGAGTTTAGAGAACCAATCCCAATCGAGCCCGATATGTTTGATACTTTTATGAAGCATATTTCTCTAAAGCTCCATTTGGAAAAATGCTTTGCGGGGTTTGACAGTTCTTCTCTACGCGCCAGCCAATACTTTGAACTTGGAGAAGATTGGGTCAAAACCAACGGACCTCTTGAGACTTCTGTAATCCAGTCGGTAATAATCAAAGCTGCCTCAGAGAGGCCCCCGCAGTCTTCTGATACATCCATTCCCATAACTGTCGTCGCAGATGAAGTTGAATCCCGTTTCCCAAACCGGTGGGTCGGGGACTTTGACGTAGGGGCGCGGGGTCCATTATTCTGGATCGACGATGGGGTGAACAGGGACGGCTGTCAGGTCGTAGAGGATGGGATTGTTTGTTATTCAGATAGGGCCGGCAAGGGGTTCATGTCTTGGAGGGATATCTTTGGCTCCCAGTTCGTTAAGGATTTTGAAGAGAAGAAGCTATCAGGCTTGCTGGATGAGTATTGGTTTAACGGACGAACATTCTTTAAGCTTTTGTATGATAGCGCCGTGGCAATCCCTAAAGAACAACTCGTGTTAGAACTTAGGCAGGCAGGTTTTTCCCCTAAGCAAAAGAAAGGGCAACCTCTGTCTGAAGTGGACACGGCTGTGCTGACAATCAGTAACCAGAATAGAATAACAGAAATTGCTCCTGTTGTTTTCTGCAAGGATAGGGTGGTCAGCTATCAGGGGAACAGGATTCTTAATTGTGCGAACGTGAACCCTGTGCAGCCTGATAACGATGGTAGCAAAGAGAACTGGCCTTTCTTAAACAAATGGTTGAGTCAGTTGTTTGTAAATAGTGGGGACAGACCAGCTCTAGATTATTTTTACTCGTGGCTGCAAAGGTTTTATCTGGCTGTGCTGGAGCGAGAGTTTGTTCAAGGTCATGCTCTTCTTTTGGTGGGGCCAACCAACAAAGGTAAATCACTTCTATCAAACAGAGTGATTAGTGGGTTAGTTGGGGGCTATGCCGACGCATCGGATTATCTGTCAGGTCAGACTAAATTTAACAAAGATCTGGGCAGAGTAGCAACTTGGGTAATTGATGACACAACATCTGCGGCAAGTTTCCAAGATCAGAGGAAAGCAACCGAGTTGATTAAAAGAGCTGTAGCCAACCCAAGAGTGGAGTATCAAGCCAAGTATGCGGATTCTTTGAGTGTCCCGTGGACCGGCAGAGTTGTCATGTCTTTAAATATGGATATTAACAGTCTGGCCGTGATCCCTTCTCTGGACAGTAGTAATCGAGATAAGTTGATGGCCTTGAGAATAAGCAAGAATGCCACGAGCAACTTCCCAAGAAATTCAATATTAGAAAAAACTATTGAGGAAGAGCTTCCTTATTTTGCGAAGTTTTTATGCGACTGGGTTACCCCACCAGATATTGTAGGCAACTCTCGATTTGGTGTAAAATCTTTCATCGACAGCACTATTGCCGAAGCTGCTTATGATAACAGCAGCAGAAGCACGGTGGCCGAGCTAGTGGAGTTCTTCGTCAAAAGATGCCGCGATATTAATGAAGAGATGACCCATTGGAGTGGGACACTAACTGAGTTTCAGGTAGCCGTTCACGACTTCAACAATGGCCGTAATGTGGGACAATCTAACAACTTAGAATTTGTTAGGCGCGGAATGGCTACCCTCGAAGAAGCAGGTAGGAACAATAGCAAACTACGGCAGATAAGCTCAAAGGGAAAAGGAGGCGGGAAGATCTGGGAGATCAATCTCGATTCTTCTTTTGATATCGATGTGATGACTCAAACGAGTCCGGCCTCCGTAGGGACCTAATTGGCATGTGATACCCGTCACAAAGGTAAGTAAAATCACCCCCATCATTCTCTCCTTTTTTCTTAAAGTTCTTGTTTCGGGTAGCACTGTATTGAGAAGCCCAACCCACTAACCAAACTTTAGAAAGGTCTTTCCTAACTCTGGTGAAAAAATAAAGATCCGCTTCTGGTTTTTTTCCAGAGTGAGCGTTGACAGTCGCGACGTAGTCTAGACGAGGTTTGGTTGTGCAAGTCTTAGACTTAACGTCTACTGTCTTTCCTTTATACAAATAGTCGTGCGTGTAGCACTGCCCACCAACATACTCAGCGCCTTCAGCAAAAGCCTCAAAAGCAATTTCGCCAAGAAACCCAGTCATCCGGCCTATGCCATAAGTAAACGAACTGGGGGGTATGCCCAAAGCTTGAGAGCGTCTAAACGCTTCTGCGACATCTTCCTTGTCTGGTAAGAACGCAATAAAACGATTCTTAGAGTATACGAATTTGCTCATGCTTTACGCTTACGCCTCAGATTAGCAGATCTGAAACGTCGCGTTTTTTCGGCTATTGATTTAGGCTGCTTCACAAACTGCTTACCTTTCTTAGTCCCAATTCTTTTGGCCCTCGTGGTGGCAGCATACTCTGCGTCAGATAAAGATTTAATAGCGGCCTCAGGCAGATATCTTTCGCCGGTCTCGCTAGATTTCTTGCCGCTTTTCGTGCGCCATTTTTGTTTTGTCCAACTGGACAAAGATCTCTGGGATGCTTTCCTAGCCATTTCAAGACCCCTTTTTCTTCTTGAGGAGCTTCTTAGCTCTTCCTTCTGAAGGGTTCGTATGCCCAAAACCTTTTTTCTTCATGGCTAAGTGTTGAGCCATAGTGTTGGCTTTGTAAGCCTTTCCAGACTTATCATACATCATGTGTGGTTTAAATTTTTTGGGTGATTTCATTTTATTTTAGTTTTAATCGCGGTATCCACCGCCAGCTTTTTTATAACGTAATGCGAGCAACTGAGCTTTTCGGGCGGACCATTGTCCGGGTTTTCCACCTTTTGATCCTCTTTTTATTTCATTAAACAGACGTTTACGCATCGAAGGCTTGGTGTAATTACCAGCCTCATTCACGCGAGATTTATTTTTCTTTTGCATTATATCTTAAATCTTTTGCAGAAGCGTTCCCAAGCTGGGAAAAAAAGCTCTTCAATACATACTACCAGACTCTCTTCTTCAAAGGAATCCAATCGATCGAGGCCGCTAAAAGCCAAGCAAGCATGGAGCATTTCATGTCTGACTGTTGTTTTCACTTCTGCTGGTTTTAGTGAACTATCCACCACTATTGTTTTTCTCTCGTGAGAATAGTATCCGTAATATCCTTTGGAACGATTGTTCTCATCGCTTAAATCTTCTCGTATTATTTTTACTGGAACTCCAGCTATATGGATTGATTTTGGGAGAGTCATCCGCCTGCAAACTTATTGAGGGCATTAGCATAAACTTGTGCGAGTTTCCCTCGATTATTATTTATCATTCTCCATTCATCTGGATTGCTACCAAAAAATGGCTCTGCGATGCAGGCTATAGGGCGGACTTTTCTCAACAGATAACTCCCACGCTGTTTGCGAACTCTAGGTTTAGCGCCCCTTGATTTCATGTCGGGGTATGCCATGTCCATTTCATCCCTCAAAGCATAGGCAAGTTCCGCCCCGCCTTTGCTGGTGTGCCAGTATAACCACTCGTGCCCACAAGCTTTTGGGCCGGCTGAGTTAAAATGAAGCTCGACTACTGCGTCAACATTGTCTTCGTCTAATCTCTTAGCTAGGTAGTTTATTCCCGCAATGTAAGTTTTTACCGGATATTGGTCGTAGACCACATAATCAACATTAAGGTAAGGGACTATTCTTTTGACTAAGTCGTGGTTAAAATCCCACTCCGACAAAACATATTCCCCCGCGCTGTAAGCACCTTGGTCTCCTAAACGGGAATGCCCTACTGCTAACCCAATCTTCATTTATTTATTAAACGGTAAAGAGATGCTATTCCTACCGCGATGCCGACAACTAGCGAGCCTACTCTCAGCCAGTATTCAAATTGCTCTTGCATACTTGTAACCAACCCCATCACAGGGGCGGCCATTCCTACTAAAGAGTCAAATATTCGGGTGTTAATCATTTGTTCCCAATAATAATCGCTCGTTGATAACTGTAATCAGAATGGAATTTGTGATTCTTCCTTCCAATTAAAGTGCCTTCTACAAAACTGTAAGGAACTCCTTCCACTAATGTGATAGTTGGTGGATCATAAAGAGCGGAGTCGTTCACGCTCTCGACGAATTCGTCGTGCCAAACGCTCGATGAGCAGCTTGCTAGAAGGGCTGCCGTCAGCAGCGAGGCGAGCAAGCTCATCTTCCAACTCGTCGATACGTCTGTCTCTTCTGAATCTGACGCTTTCGATGTAGGCATTGAGTGCAGCGGTCAGGAGTCTAATGAATGCGCTCACTTACTCTTTGCCTTACCCACATTTAGGGCGAGCCACGAAATGACTGCTGAAGCGCGGGAGACCCACTTGTTATCACTCTCGTTTGGAGTCAATGTAGCAACAAGAGAAGCTACGGCGATGACACTCGCTGCAATTTGAAGCAGGGTGTCTACGTTTTCTGTAATATATTCGATCATAGGGATAGGGGTTACATCA